TACAGTTCATCTTCCAGAAATCTAATGCGCTCTGCCATCGATTCCTGAATGATGATGTAAGTTGGTTTCTTGTACTTTGCCATTACAATTTTACCTCATCTCCAACTTTCGCCTTCTCATACACATCCTTCGTAACCACAAACACACCGTAGTCACGAATGGTAAGCGTGTATAGCTTGCCATGCCGTCCTTTCTCGACGACCTTACCGAATATCTCAGCGCCTACGTTATCAGCCTTATAGATAACCATCGGCTTCTTTTCTTCCAAATCTCGAATCCTGTCCATCTGCCAGATGTTCAATCCAGCAGATAGCAGAATCCAGATTGCGATAAATCGTTTCAATCTGTAACCTCATTTCTCAACTCAAAATCAATCCCATACAAAAGTAAATCATTTTGAAAATCAACAAATGCTTCAATCATCTCAGCTTCTTGAAAGTCGTATTCCTCAACTGCAAGCAAGAAATCATCAAGATCATCTCTTTGCACACTTCCGTACTCTGTTTTCGTATGCTCCATGGCTAATTCATGACCATCTGCACCAATTATGTAGCAGATTCTGCCACTTGAAAAATCATATTTGTAATCCTTGATAATCATCACTCCACCTCCTCGACTTCAAACAATGGACTGTTAAACACTTCACTAAACCCCGCATCTTCAAGTTCTTTGCGGGTGAATTTGGTAACATAAAGCGAATTTTCTTCTAGCTCTGAAAACACAAAATCTTTCGACGTTCTCTCTTGATTTAAGGTGTTTAACCTTTTGTCAAGGTTTTTCATCTTCACCCGATACCGCTTCTCTTTCTCGACCTCGTATCCAAAAAACCAAGCGAGTGCGAAAATTCTTTGGTTATCCCAGTTTTCTAGCCACTTATTTACTCCCGGACTTCCATATTCCATAGCACCAGCTAAAGAGTAGACAGATTTCGCTACCTCTATCCAATCCGCCACAAGCTGCGGAATTTTGACTTGTTCGGGTTCGTCTAGTTGTTCGACTAAATCTAAAACTTCCTTCTTGTTTATATGCTCGCTAATCAATCCAAGGGTTTCTAACTCTTCGATTTTTTCAATCAATTCCTGCTTATTCATCTTCCCTTCCTCCATAAATCAAATAAACTGCAATAACTAACTGAGACATGCCTAGTGAATAGCCAACCCAATCATCAAACTCCTTAGATTTTGGCAACCAATCCTTGGTAGCTCCAAAATCATAGTCTTTAGGTTTTTCATCAGCGAAGATACATTCCATCGCTCCCATAAACGTCATGCCATCTTCTGTCATTTCCCAGAAATAGTCCGCCCTGTCTTTCACTGCTTGTGGTAAATCTTGTTTGGGAGGCTTGGGCTTCCCGTCTTCTACCGACCAGCCGTATACTTCATTAACTTTTTTCTTTAAATCTTCCATCATCGTCCTACTCCTTTTTTCTTTATGCTATCTTTTGTACTAATTTCGTTTGCTTCATCCATTCCCTAGCTATATCCCAGACTTCGGCTGGTACATCTTGGTTATATTTGCCACGAAATTGGGCTATCTTACCCTGTCTCACTTCAAGAGTATATAGAGGTGTTTTAGGTTGGTTTGATAAACGGACAAACACTATTAAGGTATTACCTTTAAAATGCTTGTCTGTGTATGAACTTACGCAGTGATGTAGCTTCTTGCCCTCGTAGATAAGTTCGGCTACTTTTTTAGGGACATGGAATGCGTATCCCTGGATGGTCTTATCCATTCCTTCTCTGAGTTTAAATTCAGCTTCAAGCTGCTTGCGCTTCTTTTTATCTTCCAGTTTGCGTTTTTCTTCGACAAATTGATTATATAAGCCTACTGTGTGATTATGCATGGCCGTGAAATCCTTTGGCACAAGCATCGCATCACCTTCAGGCTCAATGCCCATTTCTCGTAGCATTTTGAGATAGTCAAGATACTCATTGAAGTCAACGTGATTCTTGATAACCCAATTCTGAAACTTATTGATCCCTACACCTTTCGGTATATGCTTGATATCGTGATAAGTGAGATAAGACTCAATGCCAGGTACCAGCTGGCCGTTCCGCTCTTTTAATCGACGACTCAATTCAAATTCATTAAAACTACGATTTGAATTCTTGAAAAATTGTTTATTCTTCTGAAGCCATCTGCGGTTCAAGGTTCGCATATCTACGTTTTTGGTGAATCCAGTATAACCTGGATACATGATTTCGTTGGCCAATTTGTAAGCATGAATTTTCTGAGCAAATTCAATTTCAAACTTGTATTTGTAAAGCCGTTCAATTTCCCAATAAGCAATATTTCCAAACTTCAAATATTTAAGTTCAGATACATTTTTAAGTTTTTCAATCCAGTTGTTCGGATAGAATTTATTACCTGTATAATAACCACCGCTAAAAAAATTAGCGAATAGATACGGATAAAATTGTCCGTTGTAATCTTGGCCAATCTTCACATGTTTATCATTTTCAAATCGTTCTAAATTTGTAAGTTGCCAATCGATAAACTGTTTTCCTTCAGCCAACTTCGACCTAAATTCATAAGATTGGATCTCAATGCGCTTCGAAGTACTGAGAATAATTGAGAAAAAGTAGGTCTTGTCGTAAAAAGTGAGCCGTGACGACTTTGTCAGTCGTTTCTCAACACAATAGCCAAGTTCCAAATCGGAAGCGATTATGGTCTTGTCCTTATTGATCCATTTGTATGTTGTGATTTGCGAATAGCACCATCTCCAGAAATCTGCAGGTGGTTTCAATCGTCTATCAGCTTCTCGCTTACATTGTTCATGTTTCATTCGTCCAAGAAATCGAAAATGCTCATTTGCTTTTCGACTACTCCTTTCTCCTTCTTAATTTTAGCTTTCTTGATGATATCATCATCTGGACCAGTGCCTTTCCTAATTTTGGCGACATCAACATTTTCTTCAGGAGAACCCTGAGATTTGTCTTCCTTTTTCTTCTTGACGGGTTCAACAGGTACCTGCTTGATGTTAGACACTTGTGAATTTGAGATAAAATATTCTCTAATCCATCTGAAGACAGTAGCATCATCGATACAAGCGACTCCGTTTTCGGCAAATTTACGAGCTTTTTCTTTAGCATAGCTTAAAGCACACTTCAGAGAGTATCGGTCTTTTAAGATTCCTTTAAATAATTCCTCATCTTCCTGATCGCATATCCAGTTATGAACACGGTCAAGTGCGACGTCATGTGGTTGATTTAATTCCTCCAGCAACTTAGCCAGAGCTTTTTCTTTAATGTCATTCATATCATTTTCCAAAAAATGCGACTGCCTTTGTGAATTCGGCTAAATACGGGCAGTCGCTCGTCCAGGTCACACGACCGATTGACGCATATCCTAGCTCGCTTTTAACGTGGTTCGCGGCACGTTGATTTTGTCGCTAAATAATAGCAATCTACAGCACCGTAATCAAAACGTACATCATCTTTTCCGATATATTTTTTGAATTTTGGTCTGGTAATACCTGAGAAAGCCCATTGATGGTCTTTCATCCGTTCGATAAGTTCATCCACATTGTTGAAACTCCCAAGGAAAAACTTGCAGTGCCCATTATAGACGAAATAGAGATTTAATAACAAGATGTCCCACCTCTCTAAAAATAATCTTTCCTTTTGTTTTTCAAGTCATTAAATACCATCAGATGATCATTATCCACACCCTTCATCAGCCGACTCATAAACGGCCGACCGTATCGCTTCTGAATTTCTTGAGCTGTCAAATTGGTCGTGATAACCGTATTAGCCCTTTTGTTGAGAATGTTGTAAAGAATGCTGAAGGACCACTCACTGTCCTTCTCCATACCAAGATCATCCAAGACCAAAAACTTTGCACTAGCGATTTTATTGACCAGAAACTCTTCCTGACTAAAGTCAGCCTTGATTTTCATTAACAAGTCAGTGACATTGATAAAAATAGCAATTTCTTTTGTGGCTTCTGATAAAGCTTTCATAATGGCAAAAGCAAGATGGCTTTTACCCGTTCCGGCTTCGCCTTGAAAAACAACATTGTTTCTCGCTCCACCTGCCCACTCTCTACAAATTTTTTTGGCAAACTTCAATTTTTCAGCCTCTTTTTCAGTCGGCGTGTCAAAGTTATCAAGAGTAGCATTTTTCAGTACATCATCATAGAGAGAGAATCTCTCAAGATAGAACTTCCGCTCTCGTTCATTCTCAGCATCCGCCAACTCATTGACTTTTATTTGATTCTCTGCATGGATCCGTTCCGATTCACATAAGCGACAAAGGACGTCATTTGTCCGGAGGATTTTGATCAAGGGAATCCCATGCTTTTCGCAAATTTCATCTTGCTGTTCAGTATTTCTATGATAAGACAAGGCCATCTCCTCGAGTGCATCAGTTACCATGATACCTTACCTCCGCAAGCTTTCCAGTTGGCCATATCTGACAAACAAGCAGTGACAGTAGAAAGTGGTTGTTTTATAAGCAAAGATTTCTTTTCGTCACTAATCGGATAAAAGTCATCTTCAAATTGCTCGATAAGTTCTAAAATCCCCATTCGTCTGTCACCTCCTTACCTGATTTTTTTTCTTGATGTTGTTTTTGAGATTGTTGAACCTGTTCAACTGTTGTAACCTGATTCAGCTGCCAATTTCTTAAAATTCCACCAATGTACTTGATGTTAGGCTTACCTAAATTGATAGCTGTCTTCAATGCTTCTTTTACTAAATCGACATCATTTTCGTTCAAAAGATGATTGATTTCCTCAATCTCAAAACCTGATAGCAATCTACGAAACTCAGATTGGAATAATTCAAGAATATTTTCGTTACTACTAGTAGTAGTTATATTCTTATCTTTATCTAATCTATTCTTAATCTTAGTCTTATCTCCTTCTTCTTCTAGTGCGTTACCGTCCGTTACTGTAACGTTACATGTAACGTTACCGAGAGCAAGATTTTTCTGCTTCTCTCGGTGTCTTGCTACACGATTCCGTGTTTGCTCCTTGATTCTTTCCATGCCATCAATATTTTGATGTTTTTCCCAATTTGGCAAAGTAATGACACCGTCAATAATCTCAATCATCCCAAATTGCTCAAAGACTCCCAGGGACATTCTGACAGTATTTAGAGGCCTTTGAAAAATTGTTGCAAGCATTTCATCAGTGTAATGAACCTTATCTGACATCATCAAAAGCCCGTTGCGATTATGTTTGCCAGCGAGAGCTAGGATTTTAAACCATATAACTAAAATGGCATCATGGTCTGGTAGTGCATCAATAAGACGTATTTTTTCATCGTCAAAAATGTCCGTCGTAATCTTAATCCATTTGATTTCAGACATTACTCCCCTCCTCGCTAGTCCACAAATGTTTCTTTTCGTGTCACGGGATCAATATCCACACGTCGACCAGTTTTAAAGTCGATAAATCCTTTTTCAACTTGTGGCGCTTGAAATTGAATGTTCTTTTTCTGTCTCATGGCCATTTTAAGCTTGATATTCATCATCAATGATTCAATCAAGACTACTGATACTAATGTGCCTACTGCGATAATTTGTAAATTGT